ACGTGGTACACCTCGGAGGAAGCACTGGCCAGCGGCTACGCTACCGAGATCGGTGACGCGATCCTAGCGGATGAGCAGTGGCACCCGATGGCGTTGGCGATGCGACCGGTGGCAAAGGCGAAGCCTGAGGCCGGCAGCCGTTTTCAATGTTCGCGACCGATGCGGACGATGCAGTTTCGGAAATAGTTGTTGACAACTTACCCACAGTTGCTAACGTATTGACATCGGGGACCGATTCCCCAACCTAAATCAGACAGTGCAAGCAACTCGTAAGCGGCTTGGCTATCTGGCGGATACTTATTCGCCGATCGCCTATGCCGCTTTTTTCGTGTCATAGGCGTTGGCAAACAACCAAAGCTGAGAGACGAAAACCATGCAGTGGGACATCAAAGCACTTCGCGAAAAGCTTGGCGACCTGACCGCTAAGTGCGAGGCCATTTTCGAGACCGCCAAGGTCGAAGCCCGCGATCTTACGCCGGAAGAAAACGCCGAAGTTGATCGCATCCAGGGCACCGCCGACAATCCGGGCGAGATCCAGGCACTTCATTCTGAGATTGCTCGAAACGAGCGGTTTCAAGCGATCAAGGCCGGCAGCGTCGTTGCGAAGTTGGGCAGCAACCTGCCGCCGACCCGTGAAATTGACGACGCTCCGCAGATGCGGTTTCCCGCCGTCGCAAAGCGGCACACAAAGCTGAAAAGCTTCACTGGGCCTGATGCGGAGCGGAACGCCTACGCCAGCGGGCAATTCATGCTCGCAACCATCGGCGGCAGTGCCAAGGCGAAGCAATGGTGCGCGGACAACGGCATCCAGATGTTGCTTTCGGGTGACGACAACGCGAAGGGCGGCTATCTGGTGCCGGACATCCTCGAAAACACCTTGATCGACTTGAAAGAGGAGTTCGGGACGTTTCGGCAGTATTCGATGCAGTACCCGATGCCGGCTCCGACCGCTCGCGTGCCACGCCGGGTCAGTGGGTTTACCACCTACTTCGTCGGCGAGGGCGACACTATCACCGCAAGTGACATGGTCGTCGATGAAATCTCGCTGACCGCCAAAAAGCTGGCGGTGATGACGCAACTGACGACCGAGCTAAATGAAGATTCCATCATTTCGATGGCCGACATCATCGCTCGGGAGTTTGCCTACGCGATGGCTGTTCGCGAGGATTCGTGCGGGTGGCTGGGAGACGGGACATCGACCTACGGCGGGATTGTTGGCGTTGCCAACGCCCTGGCCGCTGGGTCGATTATGACCGCGACCGGCATCACCACGTTTGCCGGCGTCACGCTTGGAAACTTTGAACAGACGGTTGGGATGCTGCCTGAGTTTCCGGGGATTTCGCCAGCGTGGTATTTCCACAAGGCGGCGTTCTACGCAACCGCTGGCCGGTTGCAGAATGCGGCCGGTGGCAATGCTACGGCAGACCTCGGAAATGGGCCTGTCCTTCAGTTCCTGGGCTACCCAGTGCGGTTTGTCCAGACCTTGCCAAGTGCAGCCGCAACCACGGTGCAGATTGCCTACTTCGGCGATTTGGCGATGGCCGCGACGATGGGCACCAGGCGCGGGATCGAGCTTCGCAGTGACGCGTCGGTCGGGTTCGTCAGCGACACGATCTACGTTCGGGCAACCGAGCGATTTGACATCGTTGTCCACGAACGCGGAACCGCCTCCGTCGCTGGGCCGCTGATCGCCCTGAAGCTTGGCTAAGCCGATTTGTTGACCCACTCGCCGCCTCGGGTGGGGACCGGGGCGGCTGGGGTGGTCCTGCCATCTCAGCCGCCCTTTCAATCGCTCGAAACATCAAACCGCAAGGACTAAAAAATGAAAGTTGCTCAGAATCTCAAGCGGTCGCTTGTACTGGCCCCGTCGGCCGCTGCAACCGCGACCCGCTCCGCTACGATGGACACGCTCGGGGCCGACTACGCCACGCTGGAAGTCGCAATCGGGCCGCTGCCGAACCTGACCGTTGCCAGCACGCTGACGATTGCGATCACCGAAGGCGACGTTGCTACCGGGTCGTTCGCGACCTTCAACAGCGACTTCAGCAAGACGGTTGACATCGGAACTGTCGGCAAGGTGATCGCCTTTAATATCAACTGCGATGGTACTCGCAAGCGATTCATGAAGATCGTCACGACCCCACTGACCACGGCGACCGCTGACGCAATTGCCATTTCGGCGATCGGCGTGCTGAATTCCGAAATCAGCCCGCTCGGCACTGTCGGCCAGGCTGACGTTGTCGTGATTGGCTAGTCCGAACCTATCAACCCCACCGAGGCGAAAGAGTGGAAAAACAAGAAACCAGGCCGGTGAAAATTACCGGGTGCATGACGGCACCGCGATATGTGAATTGCTTTTGCCGCAACATCATCGATGCGGCATTTCGCAAAACTGGCATTCCGCTGCAAGTCAGCGGCGGCGTGTTTTACGGCCAATGTATGCAAAAGATGTTGGAAGATTCGATTGCCGCTGGCGTTGACGTGGCCGTCACTGTCGACGGCGACAGCGTGTTCACGGCAAGCGATTTGATGCAAGTGATCCAGACTCTTGTCCAGAGCGATGCGGACGCGGTTTCGTGCTTTCAAGCAAGACGCGGCGATGCGGTGATTCTGGCAAGCCTACGGCAGGGAAACAGCATCGAAGTCGGCAGCGAACCGATTAAGGTTGCAACCGCCCACTTCGGGCTGACCGCAATCGACCTGCACAAGCTGGCCAGGGTGCCGAAGCCGTGGTTTATCACGACCGCAGACGCACAAGGCGAGTTCGGAGACGGGCGAGTGGACGACGACATCCACTTTTGGCGACAGTGGGAAAAGGCTGGCAACTCGCTCTACATTGACCCGAAGGTACGCATCGGCCACTTGGAAGAAATGGTGGTGGTGCATGATGCCGAGACCTACGAAACGAAACACGTTTACCCGTCGCAATGGGTGAAAGAATGTTTGTCGAGCTGAAAACCATGTGGCACGGATTCCCAGCCGGGCATCGGCTGGAAGTCGACGTGATCGGCGGCGGTGTGGCCGATTTGCTTTGCCGAATGAATTACGCGGAGGTTGTGCAAGATGTTGAGCGTGACGAACCTAACGAGGCCCGAACCGGAAACGGGACCGAGCATTCGAGTCGTGACGCCTCCGGTAAACGATCCGGTGACGATCGCGGAGGCCAAGCGACAGTTAAATATCGCGGCAAGCGATGACGCCCACGACGACAAGCTAGCCGACCTGATTCAAGACGCCACCGAAACCTGGGAGCATGACACCCACCAGAAGCTGATCACGCAAACGATCGAGCATGTTCAGGAACGATGGGAACCGATGGTTCGCCTAACCTGGCGACCGTTGCAGTCGATCGAGTTTGTTAAATATCGGGACTCCAACGGGACTCTGCAAACCGTATCGGCGGCGGATTATTTGCTGGACCTCGGGAATGGTTTAATCCGGTTCAATCGCACTTACACCGTGCCGAACTACTTTAGCGAGTGGAACGCTTGGCAGATTCGCTATGTGGCGGGTTACGGCGAAAACTCAACGGACGTTTCACAACTGGATCGCGGGGCGATTCTCACACTCGTGGCACACAAGTTCGAGACGCCTGACATGCTGTTCGCAACGGCGATTTACAGCGACAGCCGATACGCGAACCTGGTCTACAAGCGGATGAGGGCGACATACCCGTGACCTACCGCCCTGGGAAAATGTTTCGAGTCGGGCAGATGCGGGACCGCATAACCGTATCGACCGAAGTGCAGACGCAAGACACGGCCGGTCAGCCGATAGTTTCGCTGTCGACGTGGCTAGCCGATGAGCCGGCCTCTTACGAATACATTTCAGGCGGTGAGACGACTCGAGGACGACAGGTGGAGGCAGGCATACAAGCGTTATTCATTGTGCGGCATCGCGACGGATACGAAACGCAGATGAAGATCACGATGAAAGGTCAATCCTACGGCATCGTCCACGTGGTGCCGGTTGAAGGCAAAGACAGATACCTTGAGCTTCATTGCAAGGCGGTGGCGTGATGCTTGCGACGAAATGGAAAGCAAGAGTAGGGATGAGCGTACTCAACGACGACCAGGTTTTGGCGTTGTTAAAAAAGTTGGACATGGAGGTCCGGTTTACCGTCAGTGATAAGGCACTGAGGGCAGCGGCTAAGCCGATCCGATCGAAGATGCGGTCAATCGTGCCTGACAGCCGGCGGACGAACAGCAGGGCACTACAGAGCAACCGGACCAGGCAGAAGTGGGCAAACAGCAACCCGCTGCATACGACGCTGGCGACGGTCGTGAGAAAGCACAAGGCTGGGGCCACGGCATTTGTTGGGCCTTCCTACACCGACGGCGGGGGACACGGAAACCTGTTCGGCAAAGACCATCCTAAAGCTGTTTACTGGGGCCGTGATGCGGTTCAGGCCAGTAAGAAATCCCGCACGGTCAACCGATTCGTGAAGCGATCGGCAGATGAGGCTGGATCAGCGGCAAAGGCCGCCGCGATCAACGTGATCACAAACGCACTTCGCAACCCGACCGGAAGCGGATTGCTCAAATAATGGCAGACATCGGCACAACCGTTCGGACGTTCCTAGCAGGCAAAAGTGGCGTAGCTGCTTTGGTTGCAGCTCGGATCTACCCAGACGTTTTGCCGCAAGGATACCGAACGAGCCAAGGCGGGGCGTTGGTCTATTCGGTGATTTCGACGCAGCACGACCACCTAATCAACGGGCTGGCGGGCGTTGCGAGGTCGCGAATCGAGTTCACTACCTACTCGGCAACTCGGGCAGGTGCGAATGCGATAGCGGAGGCCATCAGGACGTGCGGTTTAGTAGGTCATACCGGGGCGATGGGTACGATGCAGATTTTGTCGGTGATGATTGACGGCGGCAATCAAACACTGGACGAATTGCCAACTGACGGCGGGCAGGAACACCGCTACCTGACGATTTTCGATTATCACATTGCCTATTCGGAGAGCAAGTAAATGACCCAGCGATTTCAGACCGGCAACACCGCGACGCTCGTACTAGCCGGCACCCTTACGACCGGAGTTACGACCGCGTGGGTGGGCGACATCGTTACCATCAATCCCGGTTCGTGGGAACTTGGCGAGCGTGACGTTACGGTTTTGTCTGACACCGGATTCATGCGGATGGACCCGGCAGACCTAGCGTCGCCGAACGAGATCAGCGGGACGATCTTTTTCAAGCCGACGCTTGGCATCCCGGCAATGACTGGCAACATCTCCACGGCGACGATCACGTTTCCGCAGGTTTCCACGGCGACGAGCGGAGTAACCCGCGCGACGCTGGCCGGAAAAGCGTTCTTCAAGACGTTCCAATTTCCGACCTTGGAAAACAACGAAACCATGAGTGCGGAGTTCACGCTTCGCATGACCGGCGAAACCCTTGCATTTACCGCTGAGGTCTGAAATTGAGCGACGAGATTGTAGTCGAACTGACTGACCACGTCGGCACCGGAATGCGTGGCGAACTAGTTGATCACGGGCAATGGATCGTCCGGGCCGACGGCCAGCAGATCGGCTACCTCAGCAAGCTTCCTAATTCGTGGCTGGCGTGCATCGTGTCGATGGACGAGGCGGCACAAGCCGAAGTGATGGCGGCGGTCAATCGCAAGCTGGGGGCGGGTCAGGTCCAGGGCGTGGCATCGTTGCCGCCTATTGAGGATCAGGAGATCCTAGACGGCGACGAATGGGAAGAAACCGATGAGGCGGACGAATGAGTATCACGAAAGAGCAGTTGAAACAGCGGTTTGCAAGGCCGACGAAAACGATCACGGTTGACGGCGACGAATTGACGATTCGCAAGCCGTCTCCGCTGGAGTGGTCGCGGTACCAGGCCGGGCTAGTCGATCCGAAGTCGGGTCAGTTCGCGCCGGCCAAGATGGGACCGGCACAGATGAACCTTGTGGCTTCGATGTTGGTTGGTAGCGATGGTTCGCCACTGGTGGACAGCCCAAGCGAACTGGACGCTTTGCCGGCAGACTATTACGAAGCGATCAAGGACGAATGTATCCGGTTTGCAAGCGGCAAGAAGTTTGAAGCGGAGGCAGCGAAAACGCTGGGGGAGTCAGAGGAAACCCAAGGCTGATCTTTGCCTGTCGGGTTTGCTTGGCACTTGGGATTGACGACCCCGAGGCGTGGTTAGATCGGATCGATCAGCGGACGTTCGACGTTTGGGAAGCTTACTACCAATGCGAGCCATTCGGCAACGAATGGGGGCAAACGGCTAGCGTGCTTTCAATGTTGAGCGGTTTGCAGTCAATGACGGCGGCGGTCAACGGGCAGAAAATGAAAGTAGTGGAACCGCTGGACTTCATGCCGGGCGATTCGCTGAGCTGGAAGCGAAAGCGCAAGGCGACTGAAAAGCGGGGCGGTATCAGCGACGGAAAACTACAGACGACCTACATTCTGGCAAGCTTCGGATTCCGCCAATGACAACGATCGCCGCACTAAATGTCCGCCTGGGAATGGATGCGAGCAACTTCAGCCAAGGCGTCAATCTGGCACGCAACGAGGTTGCTAAGGTTACGTCCATCATGCGGCAAAGCGTGCCGGCGACTGAAAAGCTGCGGGCCGAAACCGCATTGCTCGACAAGGCCTTTTCAGCGACAGGGAAGCAATCCAATGAGTACGCCAACGCTTTGACGTTTTTGAATCGCAAGTACGGCGAAGTGCAGACAACGCAGACTAGCATGCTTGGCCAGCTAAGGCATATGGCGGCAGCTTATGTAGGTTTCCACACCATCACCAAGTCAATCAAGCTAGCGACCGAAGTTGAAGATGCTAGCGTTGCATTTGAGGTTTTGACCGGCAGCGTTAACGATGCGAAGGTGCTGTTTAGCCAAGTGCGATCTTTTGCGGCGGCGTCACCGATTACGTTTAGCAACGCCGCACAAGCCACGCGAACGCTGATGAGCTTTGGCGTGGAGGCGCAGCGGATTCAACCCATTCTGCGGATGCTGTCCGACGTAACGGGCGGCAACAACGAACGCTTTAAGTCTTTGACTCTAGCGTTTGCACAGATGTCGGCGGCCGGTCGGCTTATGGGCCAAGACTTACTCCAGATGGTCAACGCCGGCTTTAACCCGTTGCAACAGATCAGCAAGACGACCGGCGAAAGCCTGGTCGACCTCAAGAAGCGAATGGAGGACGGCGGCATTTCTTCTGCCGAAGTTGCCAGGGCATTTGAGGCTGCGACCGCCGAGGGTGGCATGTTTAACGGCATGACCGAACGACTGGCAGAGACTATGGGCGGCAAACTGAACATTGCCTTGAGCGATTTGGAGAAAGCTGGGGCCGCCGCCGGTCAAGCGATTGCACCACTTGTCATCGCCATGACGGACGGATTCAGCGAAAGCAATTCGGTGCTGAATGGGCTGGTTTTTACAGTAGAAAAGCTTGCTGACGGACTTGGGCTAGTTGCTGCATACGGGAAAGACGCATACTCGTCGCTTAGCAATTTTAGGCTAGGCGATCTCACCAACGTTGGCAAGCATCTTGACATGATACGCCTGCGAGATATGAGGCGGGCACGCGAGCAGGCTAGCGAACAAGAAGGCCAAGGCAAGGGCCAATTTGAGAAGCAAGCCAACCAGGCAGCCGCTGCCCAAGCGTTGACCGAGAAGCAACGGAAAGCGAGAGCCGAAGCGGCGGAAGCTGAGAAAAAGCAGCAAGCCGAACTGGCAAAACAGCACGCCAAGACCGCAGCCGATCGCATCAAAGAAATTGAGAAGATTCGCAAGGCCAGCGAGGCCGCATTTACTCGCGACGTTGAAAACGCATTGGCAGCCGCGAAAGCCCATTTCGCAAGTCAGAAGAAAGCCGACCAAGACCGCCGCGACCAGATCACCAAAGGACCGCAAGCCGCTGACGTGGGCTCTGCCGAAGCTGCTCGCATCATCGCGGAGCAGCGCAACGCACAACTGGCCAATCGCATGGTGCCGCAGCGAGAAACCACGCAAGAGGAGCTGGTTGCCAAAACGAAAGAACTACTAATCGCACAAGCGGCGGAAGCGAAGCGGCAGGCGGAATTGCTAATTGCGGTGAAGGCAGCGACCGCCGCGATGCTCGACACACGACCCAAGCTATTCAGGGGATAAGATGGCAGACGTTAGCGGGATTACGGCGGTTCGGCCGGGCAGCAGTGCGACCCAGGTTAGGATCGTCCAATACGGGGCCACGATTGCGGCTGGCAACTCTACCGTTCCGTCATCCGGCAAGCAGGTGCTGGCCGACGCCAACGCTTCTGACGCACTCGCAGCGGCTAACGGCGTTGCAATCACGCCGGGCGTTGACAACGGATGGGGGCTGATCGCTTTCGGCGGGCCGATCATCCTCGTCGGGGCAACGCTAATTGTTGGCGAAACCTACGTCGTGAGCGACACCGCCGGCGGCATCATGCCGATCAGCGACCTATCGACCGGCGAGCGATGCACGATCCTAGGCACGGCCGCGACTGCAACGCAGCTAAACCTGGACATCAACGCGACGGGGATTACCAGGGCATGACCCACCAACTTATCGGAGAAGCAAGGCAGGGCGGGTTCTCAGTCAAGTCATCTGGCGGCGTGCCTACGCTGGTCGAGACCTACGAGTTTCGCGTTAAGGCCGACAGTATCAACGCCAGCCGACTCAGCGTGTCATTCACGCCTGGCCTGCCGATCGTCAATCAAACAATTTCATCTTTTGGATTAACGACCTGCCGAAGCAAGGACGCGACCCGCGATCCGATCAATCCGCTGTACTGGGATGTGACCTGCGAGTTTTCAAGCGAAGTCGAGGAAAACCAGGA